GGCGATCGCTACTGCTTGCTTAGGTGGTTTGCCAGCTTTGATTTCAGCCTTAATGTTCGACTGAATCATGTCCTTGCCTTTACCTTTCTTTAATGGCACTGTAACGCTCGCGGAGGTCTTTCAATGATAGCTCCGACCCATCGTCACGTACAAGCTTTGCCATTGCATCCCGGGCGCCATGTTTTTCAGCTAATTTATTGAAATAAACTACTTTATCTTTTCCTAATACTTCTTCCTGCACTGAGCGCGGTTGATCCTTAAGCCATTGGCCATAGCTTGTATTAACTGGCACTGGACCATCTTTACTGGCGCGTGTCGCAATTGTTGATGGTGGCAATATGTCTGAGTCAATGATTGGTACTGTTGTTGATCTACAGTTAAAATGCTGCGGCGGCGTCGGCCCTTTGCCATACTCAAACTCACGCCCATCTAATGCGCGGCATATTGCGCTAGTCCTAGTGTCAAGTGTTGCAATGTAACGATACTTTTTAGTTATATCTTGGTTCGCTTCATATACCTGCTGGCTGGCAGAATTAGCAACTTGATTAATGCTTGTACGTACAAGCGCCATTATCTGGTTATCAGCTACCGCCGTGAGTTCACCGCCTGCGGCTGCTAGCTGACGTGCAGTTTTTGCAGTTTCACCAAATTGCAATTGCCCAATTAACCGCTTTGCAATATCAGGTGTGGTTTCACCTGTTAGCAAGCCATTACGCACCACCTGCCCGAAGCGTTCAGCTTGATCAACTGCAATACCACGGAACGCTTTGCTTACTACCTCACCATTAGGCAGCGTAATCGTTGCACCTTGGGCAGCAGCAAGGCTAAACGTTTGTGGTGCACCTTGTACGGCTGCAAATAAATCATCCGATAATGCCACCACATTTAGCTGTGTTGGGTCAGTTGTAACTACTGATTGCGCAAATTGCGGGCTTATTTCAACTGTATTAACTGCGGTCCGTGCGCCTGCCGGTAATGCCTTTCGTAGTTCTTCAGTAACGAAATCAGATTGCAGTTCTGCTAATCCTTGCAATTCTGTAGATAGTGCAGTGATACTATCGCCCGACCATGTATTAAGGCTGTCTTTAAGCTGGGCTAATATCGCACGTAACCTTGCTGCTTTTACTGGTGCTGCTAACTCATCAATTGTTCGCAGTTGGTTCACCGCATCAATAATAATATCATTATAAGTTGTAATTACTTGTCGCCCTACACTATTGCTATAACGGTTTAAATCAATTGCGTTACGAAATAGGGCTGCTGGTATTGTCATTCAGCCCTCCATTAGCAGTTGCGCTTAATTCTTCCTGAACATCAAAATTATCGCCCAATACCTCGCCATCTGCTAACTGTTGCAATAATGTTTCTTGCGTAATGGTGCCAGCGGTATAAAGCTGTAGTAATGCTTGGATCTCTTGAGGTTCTAGCCTTGCGCCAATGAAATCACGATTTACCAAGCAACTACCAGCCGATTCAGCGGTGCCGAGATATTCAGCATGAAAGCGTAAGCAGTTATCAATCATGTCTTGCACGTTTTGGGCTACAACCATCATCGTTGAATCGCCTTGGCTGCGGTCGATGCGTTTTGCTTCTGCCGTTTCGGCGCTTAACTTTTGCCCTAATACGGCGCTTAAACCCAGCTCATTAATCTGCCCTGCAAGCTGCTCTAGCCGTTTGAATTGGTACTCAAAACTTGCACCACCTGGCTCTATAAATTCCGCCCTTCCATTCTCGGGAAATGCAATAGCCTCTCCTGGGCCTGCTGATACTTCTTCTGCTGCTGAGGGGAAGCCAAAGAATGCCAACATCGGCACTGCTGATATATGTAGCTGATTGTCAAGATCCGATTGTATTTGATAGGTTTTAAGGTTTAGTTCTGCAATATCTTCTAGTGGTGGCCTTGATTCTAAATAACCAACGCGGTTGCTGTAGGCCACGCTGAATGGTATATCGCTAAGGCTGGTATTACCTTCTTCTACAATTTTAAACTCGCTGTTATCTTGCTTTTGATGTAGCTCATATGCGCCTGGTGTTAGGACACGAACCTGCTGCACTGCCTTCTCACCGTAATCACCATCAGGCACAATCACTGATTCCAGCAATCGCAACATCGTGAGTTGCTGCTGTCCGTCTTTTGCTTCAGTGCGCCAACCTAAGATTTGCCGTGGTGTGTAGGTGCACCAATACGGCCTGCCGCCATCTGATGGCGCATCAACTAGTGTCCCAATGTGGCCGTAACGCACTAACTTACGTGCAGTTTCGTATGTCCACACGTTGAGGTCATTTCCTTGCAGATCTACATCGAATAGCTGTTCACGTATATTGTCGCTGGTATCATTTAACCTAACGGGCTTACGTGTTAACATTCCTGCCAACATACGTTCTAAGCGTTGATAGTACGGCGGGCATACGCTACGTGCTAGGCGATTATCATAACTTTCATCCTGTTCGCGTGGCTCCTGCGGCAAGTACCTGCGATGCCTGCGCCTCATCCCGTAGGTGCCCTGCATCAAGTCTTCAATTAAAATCCAATGCTGCTCTTGCGCATACCATGCAGTATTCGCATCGTGAACGCGAGTGACCTTACGGTCAGCAGTAGGCCGGTCGTAGAAAGAAAAACCTGAATACATGCAACCGGCCTTTGGTTAATAGATTCTAATGCCTGTACCGCGCCCAGCTCCAGCGTGTAACGGGTTGAACTCACGCCATACTAGGTAGCCCAATGCGTCTGTCATGTGGTCGTGCCCGCCCTCTTTATCTGGTGCGCCTTTATCGTTATAGCATTGCAGCTCTAAGCATTCAATCAAGCGTTTGCAGGTGCTGCTGACTTGCAACCGGTGCTCCCCTTTACCATTTTCAAGTAATCCCTGCACTGCCGCGACACGATCACGCACAGGCGGATTTGCTTTAGGCGATTGGTTGCTGATGCCATATTGCTCCAAAATCTGAATATCGGTTTGCGTTGCATTGGTAGAACGATTACCGCCGCTGGCGTCTGGGTAGCCATAAAGCCTGTGGGCTGGATATCGCCTGCGGATCTCAGCACCTAATGCGTCGGTATCATGCGCACCGCTGATCTCATCAATGATTACTAACCCTTTGCCGCTACGAATGCCAATAACCGCAGACATGTTGCCGATGTTAAAGTCAACGCCAATACGTAATGGTTCTTCACTGTAATCTGGCAATTGCGTTACTACATGTTTGGCCCTATCAAACCTGTCGTAAACAGTGCCAGTCGTAAGGTTAATAAACTCACCATCAAGATATGCACGTAATAAGTTTGGATCATAGTTAGCCTGCAACCGCTCAATAAAATCAGGCGGTAAGTGCGGATTATCAGCAGTGCGCATCTTGATCAGCTTTCGATCAGTGCGTGATAATGCGTCCTCACTAGCAAATGTATTAAACATCCACCGAAAGCCTTCCGGTGTTGATGCAGCACCAAATTGCCTTATGTTGCCAGCACGTAATCGACCAAGGATTTTAGGAAATGCACGACTTGCGATAGATGGCGCAACAGTATCAATCTCATCTGCTAATACCCACGCAAGGTTCAAACCAATAATACGTGTCCAGTTCTCAAAGCTACGGCATAGGATCTTGGTATCACCTAACGGTAAATGCAACACATATTCAGGTAATGGGCTAGCGCGATAAGAATATGGGATATTGTAGGACTCAAGAAAAGCATCAAAGTCATTTACAAAAATATCCCGAATCAGCGGACCAGTGGGTTCTAGCACGCAGCCAATAAAGCCTTGGTTAGCTGCTGCAAGATGTACCGCCTTCGCACACAGCGCTCGGGTTTTGCCAGCGCCATAGCCTGCTGATACGCCAAGGATCTGGGTTGTATGGTCATTTACAAAATCAAGCTGGCCTGGATGCAAATCAGCTTGGATTTGTCTTAATGTATCAGGTAAATCAAATGTTTCAATAAATGTTTGGTTTAATTCAATTTGTGCTAGTCGTTTAAGAATCTTCGACATCGACTAACTGCTCACCTGTTTTTGATTGTATTCGCAATAATAAATTACGTTCCTGTTCTGGTGATAGCTCAGATTCTGCTAATGCCTGCACTGCCAATTCAACCCCTTCCTGCCTAGCGCGAACGATTGCAGCATTATCACTGTAATGTTTACGAAATGCAGGCGAATGCGTGAGCATCCACTGTGCATCTTTGGTGCTGCCTTCATCTGCTGCCTTTGCAATAATATTAGCCAGCCGCATTCCACCTTTAGCGCGACCTTCGTCAATAGCTTGCAAAAGCAGAATTTCAAGTTGTGTACCTTTATCTGTTTTAGCGTTGGCAATCCATTCATTTAGTGCTCGATATGAGACGCCAACAGCGGCTGAGATGTGCTCTAACGGCCCGCCAAATTCAGACAAAATACGCACCTTTTCTATAAGTTCATAATTGAGCTTATAGTGTTTGCGCATTAAATTAGCCATTAGTTCCTAACTTGAAAAGTTGAGCTATTTGAATTTATTGTAACCGGTCAGCCGATACTGCACGCGCCATTGCCTTGGGCGGGTTCCACGTAAAATGCTTCATCTAATAAATCTAGGACGGTTTGGCAAGCAGCAATCAAATCAATCAGATCAGCAGCACCCAACGGCTCGCCGTCATCTTGCGCGTTATCCCGCACGGCAGCGGCCACGGCGGCTGCTTCCCCCATCAGGTGGTGCAGACGTTCAATTACTGGTGCTTGTTTGGCTGAGGGCATTGTGGAGGCGCTGGCAACGGTGTGATGGTAGTTCGCGGTGGTCCATCGGTCAAGGGTTTGGTTTCTTACGCTTCTTACGGTCTCTTACGGTAAGCGTAAGACTGAGATCACCCGCCAGCACAGTGATTTTCCTCTTTCTTACGTTTCTTACGGTAAAAAAGGTATATAGATAGACTAGAGAAGCAAAAAAATAAAAGGTGTTTCATTTTATTTTTTTTATTTTCTATTTATAGAGAGCTATACCTTAAAAAGCGTAAGAAGCGTAAGAAGCGTAAGAAATGAGTGGTGGCAAGGGTTTTCAGTCTTACGGTCTCTTACGTTTCTTACGCTTGTATGGCTTTTAACGGTATTTTGACGGCACGACCTGACATGCCAGAGCCTTTGAAATAAATTACGCCAGCTTTTACAGCGTTAGGAATACGAGCCAAAATCACGGACCAACAATTTGCCCAGGCCGTATCACGTAAGATATTGCCGATTGCGTCGGCAGTATTTGACACGTAGATGGCGGCCTCCTCGGCTTTGATGCCATTACGCCCAAGCACTGCCTGTGCCTCATTGGCGCCAACGTGGATGTCGTTTGCATGGTTCAGCGCAATATCTATCAGCTCGCCGATGGTACGGGTTACGGCCTTGTCACCTTCAACGCGGAATTGATGCTGGAGGATCTTTTGAAGGCAACGCTTTTCATCTGATATTTCAACTGATTGGCTGTAAGACTCCCAGTTGTTTTGCTCAATTAATTTCCATGCTTGATCGCGGGTTACAACTTCAGAAGATTGTAACGACCATGCACCAGCAAGTAAGGTGCCATATTGATCACCAAGCCGTTGGCTGTCAAATACTTCAGCGGCGGCACGGGTAAAGATCGCAATTGATTGGCGTATGATTGGTATTAATGCAATTGTACGCGCTTGTAATCGACGGCCAATTGCATCGCTTATGTATTTATCAAGGTCGCGGTCTAATGATTCCCAATGAGCTAAACGTTCAGCTTTTGGTATCTCATTGTGGCTGCGTAATGTTAATTGTGCAAATCTCGATTTATCAGCTCCTTGCTTTAATGCGGTGGCAATAGATGACATCATAAACATGCTACGGATGGTGTAACGCTGGGTATCACCTTCTGGGCTGCCTTTAAGTGTATGCGCTCTTGATTCACTAGATGCGACACGCGCAAGGCCAAGTATTGCTTGCATACGTGCTTGATCGTTGCGTTCGTTGGATTCGGCTTCATCAAATACAACAGGCAAGGCATCAGCACGTAAAGCTTGACGGATACCAGGTTCAGTTGTGTTACCGGTAACAATTAAACCCATATCGCCTAATAGAGGCGTTACATAACGCGCAAGCACTGCTGACTTACCAGAACCAGCGGATGCTGTCAGCCATACATGGGGGCGCCAATCCAATGCACCACAGATAGGGCCTAGCACTACCCAACCGGCGAGCAGTAGGCCAGATGCAGGCACTTCCCAGTGGAAGCGTTCTGCTAATTCAGCAATTGAAAAGGCTTCATTATCGGTTAATGGCTCGGCACCAGCGCAACCACGTAAGGCGCTAAGGCGTTGATATAGGTACGGGCTGCCGTTGATCCCATCGCGTATGGGCCGGTTTATGCCATTAACAACTAATTTATCGCCGAGGTGTAGGACAGATTGCTTTTGATCCCACCATGCGCCACGGCCACGGATGCGATCAGGGGAGTAAACGCCAATATCAGCCTGGCGTGCAAATAGGCTAGATGCGGCGGCGGTCCAGTTTACACCAACTTTTGATGGGTATAACGATTCCCAATAAGGCAACGGTGCTAGTGCTACTAGGTTTACACCTGAGTGAGCTGAACGCGAAAGGCGTGTGACCTGGCCGGTGCTATGGGGCTGGTAATAGTAAGCATCAGCATCAAACCCGAGGCATAAAAATGATTCATCGGCTTTTGGTAAAGGCGGCGGTTCTAGTGCGGGTTCTGATAAGGGTTCAGCTTTAATTACGGCTGGAAATTCAATCGGTGGCGTGCGATTGGCTTTGTAATAAGCACCAGCTTCGGCTGCGGTCCAATCGCAATCTGCAAGGTCCCAACCGCTTTCAACATCAGAAGGCGGCTGCACCATACGTATTTGATCGGCACCAGCGGCAATAAGTCGCGGGACTAATTTCGCCATTGCGTCGCGGCCTGCGTCATCAGCATCAGGCCATAACACGCATTTACGGTTTGCTATTGGTGCCCAGTTGGCTTTGCCATGCGCTTTGCAACCGCTAGGCCATGTAATTACTACCGCATGTGGGAACAGCTTGGAGGCTGCATCAGCGGTCTTTTCGCCTTCAACTATTAATACAGGTGCATCAGGCCGTTGGCTTAGCGAGTCAAGGTTGTATAAAGGGCGAGGCGCTGGAGGTGCGGTCCACTTCCATTCAGTGCCGTTAAACCAAAGCGGTCTGATGCGCTTGCCAGGAAACCTGCAAACATAAAAATCATCGTTGTATCGCCAAACATGCTCAGCATTTTTGATTGGCGGTTCTGGCCTGATGCCTAAGTGCTGCTCGATAAGCTTGCAGGCTTCAAGATAAGTGAGACTCGTGCGACGCATTAGCATATCCATGCCATTGCCGCCACCACCGCGCTGGTCTTTACCGCCGCATTGGTTGCAGTACCAGGAGCCGGTCCCGTCTTTGTCATCAAAGCGGTAACGGTCTTCACCGCCACATAACGGGCATGGCTGGTGCTTATCTGTAAGTTGTGATGCTGTAAAACCGCAAAAATGCGCCAGCAGGTCGGGCCACCTGCCGTTGGTGAGTTCTTGAATATTCATTTCTGTGACGTTAACGCCTGCTCAAGGAGCAATCTGATTGCTGTAGCACGGCTCATACGATTGCCACGCCATTCGTCTAAATGCCGCAACAATTCCGCTGTAAGGCGTATATGGGTTGGATGGGCAAGGTTCAATGCGTTGCATCAAATGCTTGCCAATTGTAGCCGCAAATGCTACGGTTAACAAGTCCATTCAAAACACATTCCTTATGAACCCGATTTACCGCATCACTTATCAGCGTCCGTGGGGAGAATGCGTGGTTAACACTACGCAATTTGCTACTGAAGACGATTTACGCGCACGTTTTGCCCAATCTTACAAAGGTTGCGAGCTGTTAAAAGTTGAAAATGTAACTGATTATTTTTTGCCTAAAACAAAATGAGAACCTTTACAGATGTAGATGTTTACACCGCATCCCAAGAGCGTTTAGATTTTATCTTTGCAAATTTCAAAAGAATTTACGTTTCTTTTTCTGGCGGCAAAGACTCAGGAGTGCTACTTAATCTTGTGATTGATTACGTTCGCAAGCATAAAATTAACACAAAAATAGGCGTGCAAATAATGGATAACGAGGCAAACTACACACATAGCGAGCAGTTTATGCACGACATTATCCGCAGCAATTTAGACGTGCTTGAAGTGTACTGGTGCTGCCTGCCTATTAGCCTGCCCTGCACAGTGTCGTCTTACGAAATTGATTGGCAGTGCTGGGGCGAGCACGACCGGCATAGATGGATTCGGCCAATGCCAAACGATGACTATATTGTTAACTTTGCAAATCATCCATTTGGGGATCTGTTTATAGAAAATATGGATTACGCTACATTTTGGGATATGTTTGCGGAATGGTACAGTCAAGGCGAGAGCTGCGCCAACCTTATCGGCATCCGCACAGTTGAATCATTAAATCGCTTTAGGGCGATTATGAACCAAGATAAAAAAACAATGCTTGGCCGCATGTGGACCAAACAGAATACAGCCCATACATTCAACTGTTACCCAATTTACGATTGGCGCACTGAAGATATTTGGGTTGCTAATGCAAAATTTGGTTGGGACTACAACAAATTGTATGATATCTTTTACATGGCAGGCGTACCCATCAAAACAATGAGGGTTGCTTCGCCTTTTATGTCAGAGTCTAAATCTAGTCTTGCAATGTATAGAATAATTGACCCACAGATTTGGGCTAGGTTATGCGCAAGAGTTGGCGGTGCTAACTTTATGGCTACATATGGCAAGCAACTTGATTACAAATCTTTTAAATTACCAGAGGGTCACACTTGGAAATCATTTGTTAAGTTTTTGTTGGCAACTTTGCCTGACCAGTCAAGCATAAATTTTAAGCAGCGCTTCATCCAATCAATCCGCTACTGGGGAAGGGTGGGGCGCGGGTTACCTGAACTTATTATTAAAGCTCTTAGCAAAGCTGGGATTCGGTTTTATCTCAATGGCACCACTCGGCACGGTGGCAACAATTTACGCCGCGTTGTTATTAAAGTGCCACCAGATCATCTTGATAGTTTGCCGTGCCATAACAGCATGGTTACTTCATGGAAACGTTTTGCTATTACCGTTCTCAAAAATGACCACACTTGCAAATACCTTGGCCTAGCTCCAACGCAGGAGCAACAGCGCCGCCAAAAAACAATCCAACTCAAATACAGCCAAGTTTTAAAATGAAAATCCTTAACGCCAACCAGCTTCCCACTGATCGCATTGCGACCTGCCCAAAAGGTGGCTTTACTAGCCATCGCCTCGTTGTCGAGGCTGATGGCATGGGCTACAGCATGACAAAAACCATTGTTCATCCTGGTAAACCGCATCGCTGGCATTATCAGCATCACCTAGAAACTTGCTATTGCGTCAGCGGTAAAGGGCTGCTAATTAACGAAGCAAGCCAAGAGCTTGTTGCTGTCGGACCTGACGTGACATACGTTTTAGACAAGCACGACGCGCACACGTTTGAAGCGTTAGAGCCAACTGTTTTGATTTGCGTTTTTAACCCACCTCTTAAGGGAGACGAGCTGCATGATAAAAATGATTCATACCCTTGGCGATCTCCGGTTTACACCGTACGCAGTATCCCTATTGAAAAAGTTACGGCTAACGATTACAACCCTAACTCTGTAGCGCCGCCTGAGATGGCCCTACTTGAAACCTCAATTTGGGAAGACGGCTACACGCAACCCGTAGTGACGGTGCATGATGCTGAACGCGACCTATATGTAGTCATTGACGGCTTTCACAGATACCTGACACTTAAAAACAGCAAACGCATTTTAGAGCGCGAAAATGGGTTGCTGCCCGTAGTGGTGCTGCGCAAAGAAATCCACGACCGAATGGCTAGTACCATTCGCCATAACCGCGCCCGTGGTTCGCACAACATCGAGTTAATGAGCGTGATTGTGTCAGAGCTTATTGAAATGGGCAAAGGCGATGCTTGGATCTGCAAGCATATTGGCATGAGCCCTGATGAGCTGTTGCGGCTTAAGCAGATTACAGGCTTGGCTTCTTTGTTTTTAGGCAAAGAATTTAGCAAATCTTGGGAGGTCGATCAAATCGACGAAGTGGAGCTAACCGATGAAGCTGAAGAGAGTCTGGTTGCCAATTGATCAGTGGGAAGAGGTGCCAGCCAACATGTGGGGAGAGGTTGCCAATAGGCGCCTTTGCCTGCAAAGAGCTGTTATCTTTACCGGCAACCATCGTCTTTACGGGCGATACATGCAAAGGGTTACACGCGAATGGCCCAACAGTTGCGCTAATGCCTTAACGGACTACAACTTAAACCGCAAAGCATGGATAGGTCACGCCGCTTGCGCTCTGGCCTTGAGATGCCCTGAAGACATCACCCGACAAGCATGGGGGCTTTTAACTGATGAGCAACGGACACTGGCGAACCGACAAGCGGATCGAGCCATTTGCGCCTGGGAGGTGCGCTACCAAGCGAGTTTTGGAATACGTCCAAACGTGGCAGCGCCGCTGCTATTCGGCGGGCATACCTGATGAAGTGCCAAACAAGGTTGCAGCATCAGGTCGTGCGCCATCTTGGCGGGCAGTGGCGGTTGCCTTGCTGCAAAACGATTTGCAGCTCTACCAGCTTGGCTACGCAAAGCCTGCATACAGCCAGCAGCAACGAACCGTACGCATGGCGCAAATAGCAATGCACGGTGCGCCCGCTGACGGCACACAACTTGAGCTACCACTATGAACCTCCGCCCGTACCAGACCGAGGCTGCTATCAGCCTGGTTGCAATTTTGCAGCAGCACGGAATCGCCTATTTGCGCGGTGAGGTGCGTGTTGGTAAGACGCTAACCGTATTTGATGCGTTAAAGCGGCTTGGCGTTCAATCCTGCCTTTTCGTCACTAAGAAAAAAGCCATTGCCTCTATTGAGACAGATCGTGATGCAATCGGCCTATCTGAGGCAGTCACGGTTACAAACTATGAACAGGTGGCAAAACGGGCTAACTGCTTCTATGAGGTGTTGATCGTTGACGAAGCGCATGGCATTGGAGCATATCCAAAGCCATCAAAGCGGTGGCATGACCTAACTGCTATCCGTTACAAGTATTTAATACTTATGTCTGGCACCCCGTCGCCGGAGTCCTACAGCCAGTTATACCACCAGTTCCGGCTTGGCCGTTCCATCTGGTCTGGCTACACAAATTTCTACGAATGGGCAAAGGCTGGTTATGTCTCCATTGGCACTAAATACGTTGGCACTGGCCAGCAGGTGAACGATTACAGCAACGCCAATGAAGCCCGCATCCTGGCCGATATTGAGCCGCTAACGGTTACTGTCACCCAACAGCAGGCAGGATTCACCACAGCCATTGAGGAGCAGGTGCATATGGTGCAGATGAGCCGACGCACCTACCGGTTGGCGTTGCGGATTATAAAAGATGGTGTGATTGGTCGCCCTGACTGCCGCTCGGTCTTAGCTGATACTGGCGCAAAAGCCATGTCAAAGCTGCGCCAGATTTATTCCGGCACCGTCATCACCGAAGCCCATGGTGCAGTCATATTCGACAACACAAAAGCAAAATACATAATGGAAAACTTTTCTGGTAAATTGGCCATTTTGTATTGCTTCAAGGCTGAGGGCGACATGTTGCGTAAAATGTTTGGCCCCCTCGCCACCGATTCACCAGAGCATTTCAATGCCAACCCAGATGCCGTCTACATCGGTCAGATACTCTCGAGCCGCGAGGGCGTCAACTTATCCAGCGCGGATGATTTAATTTTTATTGGTATCGACTACAGCGCGCTTTCGTACATCCAAGGCCGCGACCGCGCCAGCTATTTTGGCCGCGACCGTGCCAACCGTGTGCATTTCATTTTTGCTGAGCGGTCGGTTGAATCGCGCGTGTATCGTTCTGTCAAAGAGAAACAAACCTACACGCTGAAACATTTTGACACGGACCGAGGCCAGCTATCAGTCGAAGCTAATCAAGCGTTACGAGGGCGAGGGGTGGTATGTGCTGAAGCTAATCCAGACAAACAAGCCGGGCATACCGGACCTGGTACTGATGAAACCAGACCAGATTCGATTTGTGGAGGTCAAATCAGCATCTGGCCGCTTATCGAAAATTCAAATTTATCGGCATGAGCAATTGAGGCTCGCGGGGTTTGATGTTGCC